TGCAGACAAAAAGAATATATGGGATAACTTATCTTGGTGGGATACCAAAAACGAAAAAATGTTAAAATCTGATACAAGTAATCCAAATACAATGAAAAACTTTTACTCTGGTTCTGATGGATTTCAAAATTTTGGTACAGGCACAGCGGCTATGTTGCACGGCACCGAAGCAGTTGTACCAAAAGACAGTTTATTTGGTAATGCACTTCAAATATTTGAGAATGCAATTTTAGGAACAAAAAATAAAACTGAAACAGTAGGTTCTACAACCACTGCTAGAACTACTGGTGGTGTTGATAGTGGATATCTAGTAACTTTAAATGATACGGCTAAACAAATCGCTTCGTCTAGTCAAAAAGTAGAAACACACTTAAATACTCTTATAACGATAGGAGCAATGACAGAGAGAAATACCAAAAGTGCAAAACAAACTCTTGCAAACTTTGGGGGATCTCTAGTATAATAAATTATGGCTTGGAAAAAATATTTTAGAGACGCAAATTTATCTCCAATTTCTGGAGAAAAAGTCCCTAATTTTGCAAAAAGAAACTACTCATCGTACCTACCTGATGTTTATACAGGACATCCAAACAGAATTCAAAGGTATTTTCAATATGACCAAATGGATTCTGATTCAGAAATTAATGCGGCATTAGATATACTTGCAGAATTTTGCTCCCAAGCAAATACAGAAAATGAAACACCATTTGATTTAGTGTTTAAAGATGAAACAACTGAACACGAAGTTAAACTTTTAAAGAAAGCACTTCAACAATGGACAAAAGCAAATAAATTTACAAAAAGAGTTTTTAGAATTATTAGAAATGCATTAAAATATGGTGACTGTTTCTTTGTACGAGATCCAGAAACAATGAAATGGTTGTATATTGACAATGCAAAAGTTGACAGAATAGTTGTTAACGAATCAGAGGGTAAAAAACCTGAACAATATGTTATAAGAGATATTAATCCAAACTTACAAAGATTAAGTGCAACACAAATTACACCAAACCAAACTTATGGTGGTGGTGGAACTACTGGTGGTGGCACTCAAGCATACGGATCAAGTTATGCAAACGCCGGAAACCAAGCAAATATATCAGGATTTGCTGGATCAACAGGTGGACGTTTCTACAGAACAATGAATGCATACAACATAAATGCAGAACACGTTATTCATATGTCAATGTCAGATGGATTAGACAACTTATTTCCTTTTGGACAATCAATATTAGAACAAGTTTTCAAAGTTTACAAACAAAAAGAATTATTAGAAGATGCAATTATTATTTACAGGGTTCAAAGAGCACCTGAAAGAAGAGTATTTTATATTGACGTAGGTAATATGCCAACACACTTGGCTATGCAATTCGTTGAGAGAGTTAAAAACGAAATTAATCAAAGAAGAATTCCAAGCACATCGGGTGGTGTCAACTATATTGATGCAACATATAATCCAATGAGCATTAATGAGGATTACTTCTTTCCGCAAACAGCAGAAGGAAGAGGATCTAAAGTTGATACACTACCGGGTGGAACTAACTTAGGTGAAATAGATGACCTTAAATTCTTTACAAACAAACTGTTTAGAGGATTAAAAATACCAAGTTCATATTTGCCAACTGGTCCAGATGATTCACAGCAACAATATACTGACGGTAGAGTAGGTACTGCGTACATACAAGAATTAAGATTTAACAAATATTGTGCTAGATTACAAAGTATGATAGCAAATGTATTTGATGAAGAGTTTAAATTATGGATTCACGGTAAAGGTTATAATATTGACAACTCTATGTTTGAATTAAAACTTAATCCACCACAAAATTTTGCACAATATAGACAAACTGAAATGGATACACAACGAGTATCAACATTTGGCCAAATTGCAGAACTTCCTTATATGTCAAAACGATTTGCGTTAAAAAGATATCTTGGTTTAACTGAAGAAGAAATGGCAAGAAATGCCGATCTTTGGGCTGAAGAGAATAATATACCTAAGAAAAAACAAAGTAAAGCAACACAAATGAGAGCAGGTGGAGTATCACAAGCAGGTATTACATCTGATCTAGATCAATTTGAAGAACCTACCGCAGACCCCGAAGCACCACAACCAGGCCAACCAGGCCCAGGAGCACCAGGCACAACGCCGGGCGGCGGGGGAACAGTACCTGGAGGCACTGGTGGCGGTACTCCAATATAAAGGTTAAATACTGATATGAAACTACTAGAATTCTTTACATATACAGCAGACGGCTTCGAACAGGACAAAACATACGACGACGAAAACGATATTTCTGTATTAGATAAAGATGATACTAGAAAAACACGTCTTTCACTTAAAGATATTAACTCAATGAGACTAGCATCTGAATCACACGATGCTCAACAAAAGGAAGAAGCAGAATTTGTCCAAAAAATGTATGGACAACCTACAGGAACAGAAGAATTAGAGTTATAATGTCCAATACCGCTTTCGTACTCGGAAATGGCGAATCCCGAAAAGGAATCCTAATAGAAGATTTAAAAAAACACGGTTCTGTTTTTGCCTGTAATGCTGTATATCGTACAGAAACTCCAGATTATCTAATTGTCGTTGATCCAAAAATGATGCTAGAAGTAGGAGAAACTGATTATGTTACAAAACATAAAGTATGGGGCAATTTTAATGTACAATATAACAAGAATCAAAAAATATTAGATAACGTACAATGGTTCCGACCAAGTTTAGGATGGAGTTCAGGACCAACTGCACTAAGAATGGCGTGTGATCACAAACATACTAACATTTATATTCTAGGTTTTGACTACCAGGGACACAACAATAGTTCCAAGGGTAAAACAAACATATTCAATAACCTTTATAAAGACACTCGTAACTATAAAAAAGGCACAGATGAAGCAACGTTTTTTGGTAACTGGATGAATCAAACCAAACGTTGCCTACAAGACTTTAAAGATATACAGTTTTGGCGTGTAGTACCTAAAGGATGGTTCCAACCTAAAGATTTAGAATGGAACGGAAACATTAAACACATTGAAACAGAAGAATTTCTATCTAAATTTAATCTCCAAATAAAAATATAAACAAAATTGCAAAAAGAAGCATTTTTGTCAAATATAGGCACCTTTTTACCTTTTTTTAGTAAATATAAACACTTATAAGTAAAATAACTTGCCAAATTAAGGAGCACGTGCAATATGACACAATCAAGCAATAAATTTGAACAATTGTTAGAACTTTTAATCAATGAAGAAACTGATAAAGCAGAACAATTATTCCACGACATCGTAGTAGAAAAGTCAAGAGACATCTACGAAGGATTAGCAGATTCAGAAAATGAAGTACCTGCTACAACAGAAACTAAAACAGAAACTAAAGACGAAGCTAAAGAAGACGACAAAAAAGAAGAAGTCAAAGAAACTGAAAAGTCTGATGAAAAAGCAGAAGAAAAGAAAGACGAAGCGGTTAAAGAAACTGAAGGTGAAACAGTTCAAGATAAAGACATAAAAGATGAAGGTGTCTTTACTAAACAAGCACCAGTAGTTGCACCTCAAAAATCTGACGAAGAATCAATTGAAGAAATCGGTGGCGATGCTACTGACCAATTAGTTAAAGATATCGCATCAGATGAAGAAGGCGAAGGTGACGCGGCGGCTGACGAATTAGGCCAAGACATAGACGCTGACAACGGCGAAAATGGCGAAGAAGGATCAGTAGAAGACAGAGTTGTCGATTTAGAAGATGCTTTAGATGAATTAAAAGCAGAATTCGAAGCGATGATGTCGGCACAGAACGGTGAAGAAGAACCAGAAGAAGGTTTAGCACCAGTTATGGCGGCACAAGACACACAACCAGAAATGTCTAGACTTGAAGGAAAAGATGCTAAAGAAGACGAAGCAAAAGCAGAAACAAAGGAAACTGTAAAAGAATACAAGATCCAAAAATCTGCGGATAATTCCGACAATGCTGACAAATCTGCAAAATCACCAGTAAACACCAAAGTAAAAAGTGCAGGTGGAACAACGGCTAATATAGCTAAAGGCGGAGCAGACGAAAAAGGTAGAGCGGCTCCAACAGCAGGCAAAATAGCAAGTGGTTTTGAGAACAGTCCAGCAATAGATAAGTCTAAATCTTTTAAAAAAGAAGTAAAGGCTGATACTAAGGACGGTTCTGATAAGTCTGCAAAGTCTCCAGTAAACGCTAAAGCGTAACTGTTAGATTAAGGAGAATTATTACTGTATGTCACTATATCTTAGAGAACATTTAACGTATGACCAAGCCAGAATACAGGTCTTGCACGAAGGAAAAGAAGGCAAGGATTTGTACATGAAGGGAATCTGTATTCAAGGCGGGATCAAAAACGCAAATGAAAGAGTATATCCTATTAATGAAATCGGAAAAGCAGTAAAAACGCTTAACGATCAAATTACATCAGGTTATTCTGTTCTAGGAGAAGTAGATCATCCAGATGATTTAAAAATTAATTTGGACCGTGTGTCTCACATGATTACAGAAATGTGGATGGACGGGCCAAATGGATACGGCAAAATGAAAATTTTGCCAACACCGATGGGCCAACTTGTCGAAACAATGTTAGAAGCAGGAGTGAAACTAGGCGTTAGTTCTCGTGGCTCTGGTAATATATCAGAGTACGGTAACGGCGAAGTTTCGGACTTCGAAATCATAACAGTTGATGTTGTGGCCCAACCTTCGGCACCGGGTGCTTACCCAACGCCAATATATGAACATCTTTTGAATACAAAAGGTGGATTAAAGGCGAAGGGTCTGGCCGCTGAAGTTAGAAATGACGCAAGAGCACAAAAATACCTCAATGAGGCGCTAACAAATATAATAAAGGACCTAAAATAATGTTTGATATATCAAAACTAGTTGAATCAGGAGCAATATC